GTATCTACCTTTAAATATCACCTCAAATTGTGGATAACTTTTTTTTACTTGACAGCGCCAGTCGCTATGGCTATAATGTTGTTCAAGGTCTTTACGATAAACTCTATCACCTTCCTTAAAGGTTTTGTAACTTTCCTTATCCCTTAGTTAAAGTACATATGCTTATCCCCTTACTAATCCCTGTTAAAGACAATACGTAGTTACTCTCTTAATGGTGGATTAAGAAAACGTTCTTTAAGGTATTGACCGTCACTGGACGGACAGGGTCAATACTGTGTTTTCTTAATTTTAGCGCGCTTTTTTTATTTTTTTTCATTCTTCCCGCCTTTCAGGGCTTGTTCAATAAACTTCATCTCGTCACGGGTAAGCATGCCCTTGGCCACTTTAAGTGCTTTTTTCATCCGCTTGTTCTCTTTGTAGTAAAGTTTCTTAAATTCCCTTTCGTTTTCGTACAGTTCTTTCAGCCGTGCGTTCTCGGCTCTTAGACTTTTCCCTTCGCACGCTGTATAAGGACAGTCGTGTAGTATTTGTTCGCTGATTGCAGTCATGTCAGATGTAGTCTGTTGAATAAAAGCATTTATTCCAACTCCGTTGTTAATTTCGTTAATTTCACTCATTTTATTTTCCCTAAAGCCTTGACTAATTTTTTGTACATTTTATTGGCGTACTTTTTGAAACCATCCAAGTTTTCATTGTCCAACTCCACACACATTGAGTAAAACTCTGGAATACAAGCGCGACAATTTTTGCGTAGTGGACAAGTGCCTTCATCTGTATGTCTGGCGCATAATGCGCATCCCCAAGTAGTATTGTCAAGAGTAGGCAATGATGATAGATTCCGCAAATAGTCATATTTCTTTATTGATATTTTAAGGGCTGCTCTATCTGATTTGACAGATGCCGCTACTACTTCTCTTAGTGTTGGCATTTTACGTTTCATTCTTCGCCGCCTTTCTCAAATAATTCATCTATATTTGGATAATCTGACCGCACAATATCTGCACATTGCTTTAATACACTGATTCTTCCGGCGTTGGCGGCGGCGTTGGCGGCGGCGTTGGCGGCGGCGTAGGCGGCGTTGGCGTTGGCGTAGGCGGCGTTGGCGGCGGCGTTGGCGGCGGCGTTGGCGGCGTTGGCGGCGGCGTAGGCGGCGTTGGCGGCGTAGGCGGCGGCGTAGGCGGCGTTGGCGGCGTTGGCGGCGGCGTTGGCGGCGGCGTTGGCGGCGTTCCGCACATCATTTATCGTCTTACCTTCACCAGTTGCCCAATTCTCCGCTGTCTCAATGGCCCTTAGTGGCCGTAGCTCTTCCTCTTTTACGTATTTTAGCGATAATCGTGCACATTTACAGGCAGTTAATGTCAGTTGTTTTCGTCGCTCATCACCAACATCACCAGCCAGTTTACCGATGAGCCATAACATCCAATCACCACGTTCGCATTTATCCCACAACTCTTGTGATGTTTCGTAGCTTAGAGCGTCTTTAAACGCTTCTTCACACGCTTCTAATTCTTTTATCTTTTTAATATATTCGTTGATTTTCATTCTTTCACCTCTTTCTTAATATTAATCTTCCTTTTGCAACTCCAACACTTAACCTGTGTTGTATCTTGCGAGAAACCTTCTATAAGCACGCAGCAATCTAAATAAGGACACATCAACTGTAATGTGCGAATGGTTGTTATTACTTCTTCGGCCTTTGCAAATTTAATACTCATTCTTTCACCTTTCTTAATATCTTGACCCTGTCCAGCCGCACTTAGGACACTTAACTGGAATTTGTGGTGGATTCGATATTAAAGTGCAAAAATCATCACTATCGTGAAGTTCTTCACCACACTCAGGACAGGCTATGCCATTTCTACCTCTCGGAACAGCTTCATTAACCCACTTTTTTAACCCTTCGGCGTTATGTTCCTTTAACGACTTTAATTTCTTCTCTGGTGGTATGCCACAACCAGCATTTTTTAAGGCGTGATAGCCTATCGCCACATCATCTGGTGCTTTAATAGGATATGTCGGCTTAATATCATATCCTATATGTATGCGTACTCGTTCTTGTAACTCCGCAACGGCATACTTTAATTCATCTATTTCCTGTTTAAAGTTCATTCTTCAATCTCCTCTACCGCTGTGTTGATAATCTTTTTCTTCCAACCTGAACTTGCCTCAACCACAAATCCCTTCCTCGTAAAAGGTTTCCAGTCGATGATATAATTGCCGCAGACAGAGTTTTGCCCCTTGACCAGCATATTCTCAAGCTGCCTTTCAATCGACTCGTATTCCTTACGATAGGGGGCTAATTCCTCGCGTCTTTCGAGCATCTCAAGCGTCTCCGGGGAGTCAATCTTCGTCGTCTCTGTTCCGAATTTCAAATCAGGAAGACAGATGTGTCCGTATTCGCATCTTCCGCAAACGTCAGGCCGGTTAATCTTTACCGGCGGAAGAGAACAAACAATGGAAAGGTTGACCATCTCGGCGGCGTTGATAAGTTCCTCGACGTATGCGAAATTAAGCGTCCACATGATAACCTTAAAATCTGCCAAGTTGGTCTTATTGACGAGGATAATACAGGCCTCTGTAAGATTGTCCGCGAACGAGTACAGACTGGCCTGTGCTATATATTTGGCCGTCCAGAAGTATTTCCTCAGGTCGTCAACCGTATTTAACTGCTGGTAGATATTAGGGTTGGAACTCTTAATGTCCACCCTTGCCACTGAATCCCATCGGTTCTCCTCATTCTGAATCTGGAGAAGACCGTCGGATACGCCGGAGATATTTGCCTTATCCATGCAGTTGTCTTTAACAAGGGCCTGAGTTCCAACTATCCTCATCTTCGGTTTCATTTCCTCGCCGACACTCAGGAAAAGTTTGTAGAATTCACGTTCCACAATATTGCCCGTGTGGAATATTCCCTGTGTGTAGGCTGAAAACTCTGTCGCCTTATCACCCTCAGTTCTCCCGTAGTAAAGGTATCTCTTGCAGGGGTGTCCGAGCTCACTTGCCCAGTTAGACCTGTGTATCTGCCGGGGACGTTTTAGGCTTTCAAAGTGTCCAGCGACACCTTTTTTAATCGAATCATTTAGGTATTCTTGGGTGATTATATCCATCTAAAGAATCTCCTTTCTTATTTTTCGGTACGAGCGTAAAAAGAGAATGGCCATCTTTTTCCTCTTCTTTAATTTCCCACGCCGTGTCAGCTGCCATTCCGACAAAGGCCAGTATCATTTTAAGGTTTTCTCTGTAAGTCTCAACAGGAACCACAAAAGAGAGAGTCTCTCTCAGTGCGTTAGCGATACTTCGACAGAGAGGGTCATCGAGAGCGGCTATCACTCTTGAGTCACCAAGAAGAAACAATATCATTACAACCATAGACTCCGGCAGGGTCACGCCTTTTTCTTTTTCCACGTTATTCCTTTCCTTTTAGAAATTCTTCCCACATCTTTTTGGCCTTGGGAAGTATGAACTTTAACTGCTTATCTGACAATTCTATAACGCTCGACTTGCCCATAATCTTTCTGCCATCACTGCCCGTGAAAGTTGAGAGGGATTCTACTGACAGTACTATGGCGACCTGTGCCTCCACGTCTCCACATTCGGTTATTTCCGGGCCTTTTTCGCCGTAATCGAACACATAGCCTTCTCCGTGCATAGCAACCAGAAGATTGAAAAGTTCTCTTTGAACGCCTCTGTCAGGAGAAGGAAGAGGCTCTTTCTTTTCTTTGGTTTTGAATGTGTGTCCACCCATATTGCTTGTGCTCTTGCCAATTCCTATCTTTTCGAATTCCTCAACAGGAATGTTTCTCAGACCGAGCAGGGTCTTAATAGCCTCACCCCTCATCCGGTGGTAGGCGGCAGTCATAACGTTGGTTTCAGAAATATCTTCGACGAGTTTTAATTCGCCAGCTTCAACACCGAAGAAAGCCTCCCTTGTCGAATAAGCACCCTGAATAAATACTTCCCTGTCGCCGAGAGAAGCATTACCGGAATAGATATACCTGTATCCCTTGCCCTTGTCGTCTTCAAAATCCACCTTTTCCCTTTTAACGTCCGTGATACTTATGGGGAAGTGGGCAGATATACGCTCTGCCCCTGCACTACTAAGACAGGCGTTCTTGCCTATTATTGCCCAGTCCTTTTCCCCGGTAAACGCGACAAGTATCTGGTTACGGAGTTGTTTTTCCTCGAGAGCAAGCTCAGCCTTTTCCCTCAGGGCTGTGATATAACTCCTTGTCGGAAGAGTTGATTTTATCTGAGCATCAATAGTCTCTATTGGAACGATTTCACCCCTTGTCTCAACATTATCAATTTCCTTGTCCATGCCTAATTTCCTTTCAATTCCATTTCGTCTGCTATTACTTCAATTCCTCTTTTAAGAGCCTTATTAGCGAACTCTCTAAAAGAACATCCATCCCCTGTTGTCTGAATGTACAAGCCAAAACACCTTGTTGACAAGGCGTCCACCTCACTTGTCAGGTGAAGCTGTCTCGTATTTCTGCGTTTTTGCTCTGTTACTTTCTTTGACATACAATCCCTTTCTATTCTACAACTTTTAATGTTACACTTCCAAACACCAAATCCCTTTTCTTCTTGTCAGAGACGTTGCCATTAACAACAACTATGCTGTTGAGCAGGGCTTGAGAATACAGACTCTTGCCTTGTCTGTAATCACCCATCTTGGCATCGTTTTTCCATACCCGCGTGTAAATCTGCCCCCTTGTCAGGGAAACTCCGTACAAAGACAACAGTTTACTGGCTATTATATCGGCACTCAACCCCATTTTTGCCCAGTAAACACTCAAGGCGTTTATTGAGTTATCCCAAGCTATCCTTCCGTGTTCCAGACCTACCGTACTCTTATGGCTTCTTGTCTTTCTTGTCTTTAACATTGTCATCTTTCCTTTCAAAATTATCACAAACCATATTTTTCTCGCCCTTTATCCAAGCGGCGTTCCGTTCGCAAAAGATATGAGAATTGCAGTACCTACACTCTTCACAGCATTCCGCAGACCTATAAAAAGCCTTAATCAGATTAGCTTCCATTCTGTATAAACCTCACTTGACCGAAGTTAATAGGTATTTCCAACAGACAGGGTACAAGAATAGACTTTGTATCAGGCGTTATCACTTGCTTGCCCTTGTCCTTTTTGGTGTACTTACCGCTAAAGTGATAAGCACGTTTACTTTGCCCCAAACTTTTCTTTGATAGTAAATGGCGATATTCCTCTAAAGGACGGAGGTCATAGTCCACCCCTACTTTCGCCCCGTTATTCCCGTGCGTCCTTTTGTTGTGATTTCGAAGGCCTTGCTCTGTTAAACAGGCGAACTCGTCACAGTGAAGACAAACGCAAACCTCGTTGTAAACTTTTTTTGTCATTTTTCCAACCTTTCAATTTTCCTTGTCTCGGTTTCCTTGTCTTTTATTAAAATTTCAAGCAGCCTATAAAATATATATTATATACATTCGCAACGGAAGTCAAGGAAAAAATAAAAAATAAAATAAATAAAATTATCTTGACAACGCCGTATAATTTGTATAATCCGTATATCGTGTTGATTAACGTTTTTTAACATTTTTTTTAAGGGGTTTAGTATGGATGGAATAAGTTTAGTAGAGTCAAAATCGGTCAGTCGGCAGAAATACCTTTACAAGGGGGTAGCCTACGAAACAAACCTTGTGGGGCATAAAATCGCTATTTTGGCGGTCGAGGAAGATATTCTCGCGCCAACAAAAGAAGAGGCGGTTCAAATCGCTTCTATCAAAATGGCGGGCAAGCTCAAGACAACTATGGATGCAGACAAAACCTTTATAGTTATTGCCCACAATATCCGGGCAGACTAACCGAAGCGCCGGGGGTGGTCTAATCTATCCCCCGGCTGTTTTTTTTGAGGGGAGTAAAATGTCAGTTTACCGTCAGGTCGAATTAAAATCAGATTTAAAGCCCGAAGATATTTCAGGAAAGACAATTTCGGAAATACTGTTTTACCTTAAAGAAACAGAAGAGAACGCTTTTACTTGTTATCGGTGCGGAACGCTTTACAGTCGGACGATGGAACGCCGAATAATTACAAAAGACGAACCACTTCTTCCCTATCATATTCAAAGTATTTGCGACGCTTGTTTGGCTCATAACGTTCGGGAAAATTTTGCCCGGTCGGGAGTGAGGAAAGAAGTCTTTATCGAATGCGAGGTATGCAAAAAATTTATCTTAATCGCTGGATTGTCTTACTACGAGAACGAAAGATTTAGGGATTATTTTATACGCCGGAGTAGTGATAGAATTGTTTATCTCGGCAGCACCGGCAAAGTGTCTTGTATTTGTAATGATTGTACAGAGCAGAGGATTAAAGAAATAGTCCCCTGCTCGAATTGTGGTAATGAAGGGGATGTTATACATAACGCAATCAGTCTAAAAAGAGGTGAAAAGATTTTCTTATGCTCCCGGTGCAATACGCCGGAACAACAATACCCGAAAGTAGAACACGTTATTTGCTCAAAGTTAATGCCTTATTGTTACACGCCCGGAATATATTATCCCCGGAAATTAAGCACCGAACGCAATCCCCGCTTTTTCGGGGTCGAAATAGAGGTATCTTTTGACTTCGAACAAACCCGGCACGGATTATCGCTATTAAGTGATACAATATGGAATTTAATAAAATCCTCTCTCGATTATGACGGACAACCGTTTTTTTATTGCAAATATGACGGCTCTTTAGGCAGTAGGGGAATTGAAGTTGTATCAATGCCTTTTTCGTGGTTGTGGTATAAAAAGAACCGGGGAATTTTTGATGCTGTATGGAACTTGAAAAAAATTGGCTACTCAGCAGACCATCGCCGGGAATGTGGCTTACATATTCACACTTCAAAAACAACAATTTCAAGCCTTACAGTTTACAAGTTGGGATGCTTTATTTTTAGAAATAAGAATTTTATCAATAAAATTTCTTCGCGCTTATCCGGGGGACTGAATAAATACTGTACCGATTTTCCGTCAGCAAATTTAGGCAAGGGATTAAGTAACAGTAAATACGGGAAAACATACAGCAGCGACCATCATTTAGCATTGAGTACGTCAAAAAAAGATACAGTCGAACTAAGGATATTTCAAGGGACGCTATCCCCGGTCATGTTCGAAGCAAATCTTGGCTTTTATAATGCCCTGATTGAATTTTGCGAAAATAGCCCTGTTCAGATATTCGCAAACCCCCGCAAAATGACGGGATTATTTAAAAAATTTGTCAAGGATAAAGCAGAGTATCAATGCCTAAACCATAAAATAAATTTCTTGAGCCTTTAGGGAGTGAGTGAGAAATGTGCGTCATAATCTACAAGCCCGAAAATGAAAAAATAACGTATAAGAATCTTGAAAAATGCTTTACTCAAAACCCGGACGGTGCTGGCATAATGTTCCCGAACGCTGGCAAGGTTGTTATTGTCAAGGGTCTTATGTCGTGGAAAGAATTTAAAGATAAAATCGCCCGGCTCAATGCCGTTTACAATTTTGAAGCCCGCCCGGTTGTGTACCACTTCAGAATAAAATCAGCCGGGGATAAAACAGCCGAAAACACTCACCCCTTTAGAATAAACAAAGAACTGGCTTATTGTCACAACGGGACTATTAACATCGAAACCAACAAAAAAGGCGAATCAGACACGTCAGCCTTTTGCCGGCTTGTCTTAAAACGCTTAGAACAAAATGTTTTTGAATCTCCAGCCGTCCGGTATCTTTTATCCGGGTGTTTGCGAACGGATAAAATGGTCTTTATGAATGGCCGGGGTGATATTTATATCGTTAATGAGAACTTGGGAACTAAACGCGGGGAGGTGTGGTTTTCGAATACCAGTTGGGAATACGAACGCCACAGCTACACTTGCACAACGCAGACTATTGGTATGATTTCCCGGCAAGGTAGATATGGGGAATACTGTTATTCTTGCGGCAGGTCTTTAGAAAGAGAAGAGTTAAAAATATACGAACACACTCCCTTTTGCTCTCAGTGTTATCAGCACCTAAATATCCCGGTGCTGAATTTAATATCTAAAATTGTCGAAGATTATTGGAAAACAAACTATGCAGAGTATTATTGAGGAACTTAAAAAATGGGAAAAGAACCTGATTATACAATCACACTCCGGGTCATGTTAGCGAATCTCGAAACGATTAAGCAAAAAATACGAATAGCAACATCTTCACCGTCAACGGATACCATCAGCACCTACGCAGACAATTTCGCGTCTTACGCTGAGACTGCAATTGTAAACATCAACCGGGCAATAAGCACCTGCCGGGATATAGATTTGCTATTGGATGAGTTTGAGAAAAACAGACTAAAAACTCTCAAAGAAAACAGAGAACGCAGCCCGGTTGTTAAAAATAGTTGGCCTATACACAAAGATAGTAGGGGTAATATATGTTAAAAATAATAGGACTATTCAATAAAGATAATGAAGCCGCTCCTGAAGAAATTCCCTCTTGTGTTATATGCGAATATGTCAACGGCAAGGCTACGGTTAAAATGTGCGAATATATAAAACAGCACGTTGATGCTGTAATCGACGCGCTTGCTAATAACAGCAAAACAGAACCGGCGGCGGGAACTTATTCGACGCTCCGGCTTGCGGCTTGTCGGTGTGCAAAGTCCACCCGTCAAGCCTATCAGTTTAAACAGTCCGGGGACGCTGTTGCTAAGTTAAAATGGTACGATACAAACATTGTTAGAAAAAATAGTAAAATGCGCAAAGTTTATACTTGACAAGGGAGTATATAAAGTATATACTGTTGGGAGTGTATGAAACGTATATCAACAGTTTAATTTAAGGAGTAGAAAATGGGTATGCAAGCAAGTTATGACCTGAAGAGTAAAAAGTGTACTATCGTTATCGATGCCGAGGTTCAGGATGTTGGCAATCCTAAGACCTTGCGTTTCTTTACGACGGGGGGGAATATATCGACGGGGATTATGGTCGATGCCGGGGGGAACAAAAGAGAAGTAATTGTTGGCTTGAACGGATATATAAAACGATAGTCCCCGGAACTATGTCCGGGGGGTGGTGCGGGGTCGATACTATCCAACGCTGAGGGCGAAGTAAGTAAGCTCCATCTAAAAACTCTAGAGTAAGATGGATGATACTGAAAGAAGCCTGTTGCAAGGGACTTGTAAAGCCCATAAAACGCATTATAGCTCCCCGGACTTTTTTAAGGATGGTGAGATATGGTACTTATTGCGGTTGCTGTTGTTTGTTTGGTGATTATTGTTGCGTCAGTTATTGCGGCGGCTGTTATCCCCGGCGACCCGTTTTGGTTTGCTGTTGTTGCTGTTATAGCCCTGTTCGCTATCACAGCGGCTGTTATTGTTGGCATAATGCAAGGGGGGAGGAGAGAAAATGGCAGATATGCACGACACAATCAGGAAATTACAAAGAAGTTTACGGATGAGCTTTGACCCGGAACAAAGAAAACGCTTGAGACTAATGTACCGGGACGCGGGAAATAGTTATCGCTTTACAGTTCAACACTCCCGGAGTGTTAAAGTTTACAATAAGACGCAGGAACGGCTGAAACAGTTGTGGGAACAATTTGATTATGATTACGAGTATATAGAACGAAAGAGGTGATAAGATGAACAGTATAATGTTTAATTCGCTAAGGAGGCAGACGGCCTATTGTGAAGAGTTAATAAAGCTACTGAAAGAGTACGAAAACCGGGTGAATTATAAGGATGTTAGTATGGTAGTCTTAGTGGCCGAGTTACAATCCCGGATGAGGATTAAAGTTAAAGAAGCCTTTAGCAAAGTAGATAAGATACAAAGTAAATCGGTCAGTGATTATGCCGAACAATTGGAAAAGGTTATGCGCGATGTTCAATATATGGCTAAACTAATGGGTTACTTAGAACGGCTTGACTGTATAGCGCAGTGGGAAATACAAGATAAGGTCGATAAGGTCGATGATAGAGATAAGGATGAGGATGATAGCGAAATAGAGGTGAACGATGACCAAGGCTAAGAAATTGCGGGGATGGTTGAATAAGCTGATATTTGGCAAGGTTCGGCAGGTACGTCGAAATCAAACACCAGTACCGCTGGATGAGTTTTTAGGGGATGTTGAGAAAGCACTGGCCGGGGATGAGTTTAGATATATTCAACACACCGGAAAGAGTAAAGAAGATGAAGAACGGTATGGAAATAGTTATGTGAGGCCGGGGGAAAGATGGGTACAAAGGGGGGAGAATTGGGTTAAGACGGTTGATAAGGATGAGGATAAGAAAGACAATACATATTGTTGCTGTACAGAACCTTTACTCGGTATAAAGCCGGGAGTTGGGGTGAAGTGTAGGTTGTGTAATAAGTTGGTGTTTACAGAGACAGGAGAAACCTTTGAAGGGTGTTCGGTGGGTGAACTTTTGAGAATTATCGAGAAAATGACAACAACCGAAAAACAGGATAAGAATGAGTAATTCAGTGGTAAAGTTTAGAAGTAAAGTATTTGAATAAGAGTATATGTCTTATAGCTTAAGGGACATTATAATCACACTGTCAATAAAAAACAAGGGAAAAATATGACTATGAAAAAGAAAATAAGCAAAAAAAGCAAAATAAGCAAAAAAGTGTCTAAACGTAGCAAGATAATGACTAAATGTGGTAAGATGGGTAATATAGAGGGTAAAAAGAGGTGTAAAGTTAAGGGATGCGGCTCTAATTCTACCAAACTAATTACCGCCCCGGACGTTATTAAAGCACTCAAAGACTTAATCCCGATAAAGCGTTTTTCGGCTTGCTGGTATGAACATAACAGGTGCTGGAATATAAACATATTTACAGATTGATTATTCTCTCTTCTCCTCCTTTTAATAGGCGGGTTATTGAGTGACATGCTCTTTAGCCCGCCACTTCTTTTGCTTGTCTTGCTTGTCCCAATAGAACAACTAAACTGAGTGACTATGCTGTAAAGGCCTTAAAACAGGGCGTTTTAGTATAGGCGTTATTGAGGCAGGAATGAGTGAAACATAACATCTATACTCGGACGTTGTGGATTTTCAATGTCTTAAATGCGGATGGGGGTATGGGTGTAGGTATGCCGCTGCTTGGGAGTCCCGTTGCGTCGCGACCTCCCCTATATGACGTCTCTTTCCATCTATTTCCTTTTGGTTTCCAACGGTGACACGGTGTGTAAATTTAGAAAACGGTATTTTTTTTATTGATTTTGGAAAGGTTGTGGAAAAATTTTATAATTTTTATAATTTTGTTGTTGACGTGCGAGTGTATATTTTGTATATTCCAAATAATAATGATTTAATGAAAGGGAAACAGATGTTAAATAAGGAATTGGGGCATTTAGCTAAATTCTCTTCTTTAAGCAGGGAAGATTTGGACTGTTTAGATGGATTATGTGCCTCTGGCAAAATAAAAGTTCCCTCTCGTCGTATTGGTAGAAAGGGGTTTTCGGTCATGCTGGAACATCATATTAAAGATTGGGTACGGAAGGCGAAGAAGAAGGACGGGGGAATATAATGGCAGAGGACTACGTTCTTTTTAAAAGTTAATAAGATAGTAATAGTGGTGTTAATAGCATCAGGGTTAATTAAGGGACGGGTCGGACCGTAATCCTTTTTAGCGAAGAGTGGTTTAACTGTCTATTAAGCGGGGACAGGTAGGAGCGGGGTGGGGAATCCTGCCTATTGCTATCTTTTAGAAGTTAATAATGGTGGGACTATTAGTTAAGTAGAAAGGAAAACACAATGGAAACAGTAAGAAACGGGGAGTATTTAAATGTGTTAGTGTTAGACGAGGCGTGGCAGGAGCATGCCTGTCATAAGTACGAGATTGTGCTTGCTGAAAATCGTAACCAAGTTGCTTGCACAATAGACTTTCAAAATGGCCCTATTCAAGAGAGGGGCGTGAACGGTGTGCAGAATGAGGATTTATTGGCCGTAGTTATTCACAGGCTACAAGGCTTTCAGTCTGGCAGTTTCTCCTGTCGAGAAAATGCTATTGCTCTGACTAAGATTCAAGAGGCTTTGATGTGGCTCGAGAAGAGGACTGCTGATAGAAAAGCAAGGGGCGTTGAAGGCAAAAACATATTATAGCTTTTAGAAGTTCTTTGAAATATTACGGTGGCAGTGGCGGAAGTCGACGCGGTAAGTGTGCGTGCACTGCACTATAAATTGTAGCATGCCACCACCCAAGCCACGGAGTGGGCTGGATTTTCTTCTCCTCCTCCAAGTTGTGGTTATATCATTTCCCACGACGACTTTTTCGCTACGGTCTTCCCCGGTTGCCGTTCCTCAAAGAACACCGGAAGACATATCTTCAAGTTTTTCAGAGATTCTCCATTACGCCTTCCGGCCCACTCCATTTTGCAATTATCAATATATTCTTGAAAGGGTTTGTAATGAGTATTGTAGAGAAGTTGAAGCAGAACTTAGCGAAGTTTGATTGTTTATCTTTGGAGGAGCAGCAGTTTTTAGATGAATTACAAAACACTGAAGGCATGGTTCAGTTTCTTGGAAGCGACGGTGTATGGCGTCCAAGCACGGGCGGTAGCGGTTGTTACCGCAAGTTTCGTTATCGTCTCGCTCCCGAGGTCAAGGATTTATACTAATTTCTTAGAAAGGGTTGGATATGTGTACGAACTGGTGGATTGTATTGCTTATTTTATCAGTGGGGATAGTTCTCTCTATCTGGATTGTCTGGGAGTTGAAGGATGAGAAGAGTGTTTTAAGGGACGGGCCAGACGATAAAGACCTGAGGTTTTGGCATTACTTAAAGTTTATTTACTTAGTGTTTGCAATAGTATTCGTCGTGACCACGGTGGCCGGGGTAGTCGCTCTGTTGGCGGCGTTCAGCGTCTTTACTTTGTTTATAACGGTTCCTACTATCGTCGCGGCGATTGGGTATTTTTCTCCAGATTAAGAAAGGGTTGGATTATGACGTCGAAGCAGTGCTTAAAATGCGGGATGACGAAGCCATTGACAGATTACTACAAGGACAAGCAGAATAGGGACGGCCTGAAGGGTGCTTGCAAGACGTGCATAAACCTGTACTCCAAGCAGTATTGGCGTGACCATACAGAGAAGGCAAGAGAGCGTAACAGGAGGTGGGCGAAGAAACCTCTGTCTAAGCTCAGTCACCACAAGCGGATGGTTAAATATCTCTCTAAGGAAGAGAATTTCATAAAAGTTCGGGCGAGAAACATCGTTAAAGGCGGGGTCAGGTACGGTCGTATCATCAAGCCAGACGTCTGTTCCCTGTGTAAAGAGAAGGTTCCAAGGCGAAACCTTCATGCCCATCACTCGGACTACACAAAGCCTCTGGAATTTATTTGGGTCTGTCCATGTTGCCATAGCCTAATCGAACACCAGCAGCATGATTCACAGCAAAAAACGTCTTCCCCTCATTGTGAAGGTTGTAACACGCCCGGCACAGCCGCTTGCCTTTGACCTCTACCCACGAATCACCGTGTTCAGGGTTATTTTGACAGTGGTATGTATATTTCTTATTTTTTTCCATAATTTATATGGACACCCTTCCGTATTTGTCGTATTTTAAATATATGATTTATTTCATGGAAATAGAACGATTGAAATTATTATACCAAGACGGAGAACCGAAACAATGCTCGACTTCCACAAATTACACTCTGCCTTTACGGAATTGGAAAAAAGTGAGACCGTTCTTCACCATTTGGCGAGTAAAGGGGTCATTATCACACTTAGGGGTAACTTCGACCAAGTTGAGATTGCGCTTGAAAACGTCGATGGTACGGCTGAGTGCGTGCTTCTGAAAGAAATAGCCAAGGCATTCGAGGCCTACCGTTCGACTGCTCTGCGAGCATTGACTTATGAGTTGGATAGACAACTGAGGCCCGTGAATGTACCGGGCTTTTTTACCAAACCGTGACGCTAACCTCTTTATCGGTCCAACCTTTTAGGGTTAGCGAGGGGCCAGACTGACCGCTGGCCCCGTTTTTTTAAATATTTAGTTTGACATATACATAACTGAATCTGTATTTTGTAATATATATTAGTAAATTGCTGTGTTTTTAATTCGAAAGGAAAGTAACATGGCCGATTCATTATATGCAAACGCGGTTTCAGCGAAAGTGTCAACGGGCGGGGGAGTGGTTCAGACAACGTGTGTGGCGGTATCAACGGGCGCTCAATGTAATGGTGGAACATCAATACCCTGCCGGACTGTCATGCTGAACGTCAAGGCCGGAGGCAATGCCGCGGGAGTAACATGTGCCCTCAATCCTTCAACTGTCGCTGCTATTTCACTCGGAGTTTACATTCCAGCCGCGTCAACCGGAGGTTATCTCGAAATACCGATTGACAATGTCAATAAGTTATGGTTTGCCGGAACAGCCGGGGATTTAGTCAACCTTACTTACAGGAATTAAGAGGTGCATTATGACTAATACTCTTTATGCTAATGCCGAATCAAAACTGGTATCGACTGGGGGTGGCGTGGTGCAAGTGGAATTTGCATTCATCACGGAAGGGGCTGATTCTAAAGTAGAGGGCAATACGAGAACGTCGTATCCTTGCAGAGTATGCTATATTACTGCCGAGGCAACTGCTGGTCCTAATATAAGAATGCTGATAGACAAACAATTAACGGCGGCTGAATTTATCGCCGACTTTCTTGCCGGGACTGAACAGGGTATTGAAGTTCCAACCTTTGATTCTGGTAAATATCTTGAAGTTGCCATTGATGATGTGTCAAAACTATGGTTTTACAGCACACTGGCCGGGGATTTAGTCAATATTACTTATAGGAATTAAATGGATACAGAACAAGATAAATCCGAAAACCAAATAGAAACCAAACAGAGAACAAACCGAGACTGGAATACGGCTGTAATTGCCGATGCAATCCAGAATCTTGCCGCCGAAGGATATAAGAAAGCCGAAATAGGACATCTTCTTGGTATAAGTTCAGGCCATATGAGGGAGGTCATACTCCACAACCCGGAACTTGAAGAAAAATTGCTCGCAGGAAAGGCGCAGGCGACTCGTGCGGTCGTAAGAACCGCACTTCGAGTAGCAATAGGGGGAACCGAGTACGAGGAAATTACGATAAAAGAGACAGCGAAGGGAATAGAAAAGACAATCGTCAAAAAAACATCGCCGCCAAATCCGACGATGATAATTTTCTGGCTCACCAATAGAGATAACGCGAACTGGAAACATATAAGAGAAATACTTAAAACTACAAAGTTAGATATTACCAATGAAAAGCCCGAAGCAGATAAAATTGCCGGACTCTTCGGCGAAGTTTCACGAGATGATTCCTACCGACCCGGAAGCGAATGTAGCGTTCCGCCAAAAACTACACGAGTTTCTGTCAAAAAACGAATCCGCGAGACAGACGTTTCTGGGGATGTGTGTGGAAAAACCGTCGATAACATTCAAAACGATGCTATGGACGTTTCAGCCGAAGAGGGAACAGAGCATTCGTAAGCATCTGCCGTTCATCACTTGGCCGGTACAGGACGAGTGTATTGACTGGCTGATTCAGGGCATACGTCATGGCGGAGACCGGCTCGTTGACAAGAGCAGGGAGATGGGCGCAAGCTGGATTATTCTCGGATGCTTCTTTAATGAGTGGCTTTTAGTGCCAGACTCTACCCTCATGGTAGCGAGCAGGAAGGAAGAGTACGTATGGAAGAAGGGGAACCCGGATACCCTGTTCTGGAAACTTCTCTATATGCACAAGAACCTTCCGGTATGGTGCCAGCCGCCTATGCGGGCCGGTTTTGAACTGACAGAAAGACATATGTTGAATCCTTGGAATAACTCGGTTATAGACGGCGAATCGACGAACGCGGACGTGGGCGCGGGCGGGCGAAGACAGGCTGTCATGCTCGACGAGTTCTCGAGGGTTGAGGCCGCTGTTGCCGAATCCATTCAGGATGCGATAAGCGATACCACGCCGTGCAGAATCTTCAACTCTACTCCTACCTCTCGAGGCCATCCCTTTGGAAAGATAAGATTCAGCGGCAAGGTTCCTGTCTTTACAATGCCATGGTGGAGACACCCATGGAAAGCTCAGGGTCTTTACCGGACGCCGGACCTGAACCTCATAGAGATATACGATTTGGACTATTACAATCAGGTATGCCCAGAGGTTTTCAGTAAGATTCAAAAGGGCGAAAGGTATAGATGGAGCGACCTTGAGAAAGAATTGATGACCAAGACGCAGAACGCCGCTCAATACGGGACTATTTCCTTTGTGGCGAACGGCGAGACCAGTATGAGTTCCGGCTGGCGAAGCCCTTGGTATGACAGAGAAGAGAAGAGAAGGTCTCCCCGGGATAAGGCTATCAATATAGATATTGACTACATCGGTTCCGGCGACGTGGTATTTAACCCTATGCTCCTAAAGAAATGTATCGAAAAGGACGTCAAAAAGCCGCTTTTTCAAGGCGAAATACGGTTTATCGTCAGGGACGACAAAATTAGTCAGGCACGGTTTTCAGATATTGATTCCGGCTACAAACGCCTAAGCTGGTGGGGAGAACTGTTTGGAAGGCGACCCGCACAAAACCATAACTATATAATAGGATGCGATATTTCTCTCGGAACCGGAGTGAGTAACTCGGTCGCATCAGTCTTTGACTGCGACCTGAATATGAAAATCGGTTCTTACGTCAACGCCAATATCAGTCCAACCAGTTTTGCTGAGTACGCCTACGCTCTCGGCCAATGGATAGGCGGCAGTACAGGCAAACCCTTCCTTATATGGGAGGCTCAGGGCTGCGGTGGCGTTTTCAGTCGAAGGATTGTGGAACTCGGGTATGAATTCCTGTACCACTCCCGGGAAGAGAAGGGTATGGGGAGAAGAAGAAAGATGGCCTTGGGCTGGTATCCGTCAGGGGATAATAAACTGAATATGCTATCATCTTATGAGTCTGCTCTTGATGCGAGGTTCAAACAGAACTCCGACCACCCATTCATCAATCCCGATGAATCATCACTTAGAGAGGCAGAGGATTACGTCTTTTATACCGGGGGGTCAGGAATAGGGCCGTCGTCAAGCCAGTCCGAAGAGGGCGGGGCCAAGATGACGCACGGAGACCGTGTTATAGCCGACGGACTGTGCAATCTTGCGAGATTCGACCAGCCCAGAGCGGCCACAGAGTTCTCGAGACGCATTGTTGATGAATCAAACTTCGCATACAGGCGACTGTTGCGGGGCAGAAAAAGCAAGGAGCAGAGCAATTTATGGCTGATGTAAAAAAAGAAAGCATATACGAAGGCGACAAGAAGACAAAATTTCCCGTTCGCGTACAGACCGCTACCGAAGACTGGTACACAATGACAAAGGACATACGCAAGGCAAGGTATCGAATGTTGAAACACTACGCCGCCGGGTTCTATGAGAATCAGGATGTCAGTCAACCCCTGAATCTGGTGGATAGAGGAGTTCAGATTATCGCTCCGTTCCTCGTAACCCATAACCCTAAAGTTCTGATTGACGCAAAACGGGACCTTCCTGCCCTTCGGGGTTTTGGAAGAACTTTTGAACTGGCAATAGAACACCTCTTGAAAGAGATAAACTTTGCTGATTACACTCTCAGGCCCGCCGTACTGAACAGTCTGTTTAGTATGGGTATTGTCAAGACCGGGATTATGACGTCGCACGAGGTGGAAATATTCGGGTACCTGCACGACGTCGGACAGCCATACTGTGACAATGTTGACTTTGAGGATTACATCGGAGACATAAAGGCTCGCAATAGACAGGAATGTGAACTCGAAGGGCACTGGTACACTCTGCCGGAAGAGTATGTGAAGACAAGCGGACTGTATAAAAATTACGACGAACTGACTTGCGAGTACGATTTATTCGGACCTGACCGCACTAAACCGGAAGGAATAGCCAAAAAGGGTACGCAGTTCGCTCGAAGCAGAGAGCTTAAGAGGTCTGTCCGTTTATCTGATGTTTGGATACCGGATGAGAACATAATAATTACAATAGCTCCCAAAGGTCAGGGCGACAAGATAATGAGAACTGTAAGCTGGGATGGTCCGGAGTCCGGTCCGTTCGATGTCTTGGGGTACAGATATTTCCCAAACAGTATTATTCCCATCCCGCCCGTATATACATGGATGTATCTTAATAATATCATAAACAGGCTGCTCGCCAAGATGACGCGGCAGGCTGAGCGAGAAAAACATCTGATGTTGTACGACTTGGGTATGGCCGAAGATACCAAGCGAGTTCTCGACGCAGAAGATGAGGGTGCAGTTGGGGTCAGGAGCACCGACGGATTTAAGGAAATGCAGTTCGGCGGCTTCAACGACCAGTCCTTCCCCTTTGTTCAATATCTCGAACAGCAGTATTCCATAACCGGAGGCAACCTCTATACCATAGGCGGGCGGACAACGGGTGCGGATACGCTGGGACAGGAACAGATGCTTCAGGCTAATGCCAGTAAGCAACTCGACGATATGGTTAATCAGGTTCACAACTTCACAAAACGTATCCTTGAAAAACTGGCGTGGTTCCTGTGGACGGACCCGATGATAAACCTTCCGTTAATCAAAAGAGATAAGGGTCAGGAATTACAGACCTCTTTCAATGCAGAACAGAAAGAGGGAGACTGGCTGGACTTCGGAGTTGATATTGAACCTTACTCAATGTCTAAGAAGAACCCTGACATCAGATACCAGCAGTACCTTCAATTCCTGTCTCAGGTTGTACTCCCGACGGCACAGATAGCAGCTTCACAAGGTTCAATGCTCAACGTAGGGGAAGCTGTGAAAGAAGCGGCAAGGTTCCTCGATATTAGGAACATAGACAACTGGTACCAGTTCGCCGTTCCGCAGGACACGCAGAACAATCCATACCAACCCCAGCAGGAAAAGGCCAAGGGTGGTCAGTCCGATGGACGCTTTGGCGGCGGGGATAATATGGCGAGCAATATGAATAACTTATTACAAAATCAAGCCAGTAAACCGCCGGGGCAGGGTGCGCCCGGAGCGGCTCCTGCTGGCGCAACTACTAAGGGGATGTAATTATGAGTAATCCAAGTTTTGAAGAATTCAAAGGATATGTTGAAAAACACCACAAGAGGGTAGGGCTTAGAATGCTCTATAAAAAATTCGACACCCCTGATTCCGATAAGGAAAAGTTCAGGAAGATGTGGGATTTGTTGGAGACAGAAAAAAATGCCAGCGAAAAGCAAAGCACAGAGACGCCTGATGGCGATGGCGGAACACCAGCCGGGGAAGTTGTATGCGAAGAACCGGTCTGTTTTATCAATGTCGAAGAGCCAGTTGCATGATTACGCAACTACGTCAGAAAAAGGGTTAGTTAGAAAGAAAAAGGTCTTAAAACGCAGAAAGTGAGGCTAACATGGCCGCAGAATTACAGGTGATGATAGATGCCCAAGTTACGGGAATTGGCAATGATTTGTTTGTCAGAAATAAAAAGGTTGATTCCGAAACACCTGATGGCGTCATAAAAGTTATGCCTATTATAGAATCCGAAAAAATACTGTCTGTATTGACACAGATAGGCAGTTCTTTAATGATGGGAGTGTATATTAAGGCAATTTTAAGCACAGTTTACGCCGGTCAAGTAGCGGCAACTGCAACGGTATCTTTGGCGGGTGCAAGGCTCGACCAAGACGAAGCCATGTATGTTCCAATAAACTCTTTAACAGTTGGAGATACATACAAGTTTTATTTAACTGCAAGTACCAGCGGGCAAGCTGAAATAGCGTGTTTTTTGAGGGCAACGTAATATGCCTATTTACCGATACTGCTGTGAAAAGAATCACGAAGCGGAAGAATTCTGCCATATCACTGACATTCAGGAGAAGATTAAATGTTCAACCTGTGGCTCTTGGGCTTTCCGGCAATTTCGTTCGGGACCCTTTAATACGGACATTGGTCACAAAGAGAGGTATTCCGAGTCGATGGGAGTAAATCCCGAACAAATCGACCTTGCAAAAAAAACGTTCCCGGGAAGCGAGTACACTCCAGACGGAAGGCTTATAATCAAAAACCGTCGCCATAAACTTTATGAGGCAAAAAGAAGGGGGTACGCAGAAATTGAATAAATTTTTGTTGACATAAAAACAAACAACGCTAAAAGTGATATGAATAATATACAGAAAGGGGATGCAAAACATGAGTAAGGACTTAGAATCCATATATAAGGAAGTTATTGGCGGACCCGCACCAGCCGCGGCAACCGAATCCGATTCACCATCAGACGAAGGAGATTCCAGCGAAGCTCCAGCTTCAAAATCAGTAGGCGATAAAGCCTACAAACAGCCGAAATATGACGGCACGAGCGGAGAAAGAGACCCTCGTGAAGACTTTATAGAAGATGAAGGGGACGATAAGCCGTGGCAGGAGGGAGACCCGGAACCAGAAGATGAAGGGGATAGCAAAAAAAGTAAGAAGTCATCCAAGCCCGAGGGCAAAGAAGATGACTTTGAACCTATTCCAGACCACTTAGTTGAGGCTGGAAGATTGAATGGCCTGTCAGATGACGAGATAGTTAAGCTGGCAGAGGATAATCCAAGGTATCTTGAGGTGCTTGCGAGGAATGTTGCCGACCTGCGCTCCATTTCCAAGTCTGGAGTACCGCCAAAAGAAGAGGACAAAAAGGCTGAGGCCGACAAAAAAGAGACTCTTCCCGATGCGAACTTCGAATTCGACGAGGATTTAGCTGACGAATCCACTGTGAAGATGGCTAAGTACATCAAATCGGTGGTTCCTTCGCTGACTAAGAAAATTGAGGCACTCGAAGGACAACTGAAAGCGCAAGAACAAGACCTTGGCGGAGTAAAAGAAGTAGCACGGGCTGAGGCCATAAGAAGAGTTGATGGCTATTTCGACCAAAGAGTTGCAGATTTGCCAGTTCTTGGCGAAACGAAGACCCTTACGCAATCGCAGAAAGAGGCGAGAATCGCCGTTCATGCTACTGCGATGATGCTTCAAAAGGGTTCTGATGGCAAAATCGGCGACGAACAGGCACTATCCATGTCTATTGATATGTTTAGAGGCCGAATCACCGACAGTAAGAGCAAAGCCAAGTTGATTTCTGACCTGTCGGCCCGTAAACAAAAGTTTACGGCAAGGCCTTCCCACGGGAAAAAGCCGCTTCTCGAAAGACAAAGCGGAAAACAAAGTGAGGAAGACCGAGTGCTGGAAGTTGTTGAAGAACATTTACAGAAAATCCGATAATTAAAGGAGTATATAAATGGACGGTATTACAATTACCCAAGCTATCGACTTAGGTAAAGCTACGCTTGAGGCCTTCGAGCAAGATGGTTTAGCGATGGCCCTCAAGCACCAGTCTTACGAAGTCGTAAATACATGGTTTGGTGGTGATAAAGTACAGACCGACGGAGGCGACCGGGTTGAGAGACACATCAGTCTCAGAGATACCGGCAATGCCCAGCACGTCAGGATGTACGAGACCGATACGCCAAACGTATCGAACGTGGATGAGACCATAAAGGTCGAGTGGACCCACGCCCAGACCAGTTTTTCATATTCGACCAAAGAACTCGCAATGAATAAGGGCAATAGTCGCAGGGTTTACAGTCTGCTCAAACAGAGACGCGACAACTGTTACAGAGAATTCGCCGATTTGCTGGAAGAAGCGGCATGGGCCGTTCCATCTGGCTCGAGTGATGACCGAGTTCCTTTCGGTCTTCCCGGCTGGATTACCAAGGCAACGACTGACCCGACAGGAGCCGCCGGAGATTTCACGGCTTATACCGCTAATTATCTGGCTGCGGCATCGGCATTCAATGTTGGCGGAATCAGTTGTTCGGCAACTGCGAACCCGAGATGGGCAAACTATCAAGAGGACCACGACGGCGTTCTTAATGATACCCTTCTCAAGAGACTTGCGCGCTCGTTCAGGAAGACAAAGTTTCAGTCTCCTATGTTCGCAAGCCAGTCTATCGACCCGAAGAGTTCTTTCAGCAATTTCAGGATGTACACCAACAGTGCCGTTCTGGATGCGATTGAGGAACTTGCAAGAAAAAGTGACGACCGACTCGGAGCCGACCTCGGGAAATATGCCGGGGCGACAATCTTCAAGGGTATTCCCTTTAGATATGTCGATATTCTCGATACTGCCTCAGTGTACAACTATGGCACCGACCCGATTTTCGGGATTAACCACAGTCATTTCTATCCCGTCGTTCTTGATGGCGAAGTCTTCAAGGTCAATGACCCGATGACAAAGGTCGGACAGCACAACGTCCTGACTGTTTACATCGACCTGACCTATGCCTACATCTGCGACAACAGAAGGACTGGTGGATTTCTGGTTACAAACCAGACTGTTTAATTTAAAAGTAAATAATGGCGAACTGAGCGGAGTGATTCCGTAAAGTTCATAATGGTTAGGTAAGGAAAAACGTAACTTGCCACAGCCAGAAAGTGAGTTTTAAAATGGAAGATGCTATTCATGGTGGAGGCTTAGCCCCACAGCATACAATGAGAGTGTACTACACCGGGAGCGATAAACTTCTGGAAGGTTACGCTCTTTGTTTTAACTTCGACGCTATCGACGTGGTAGCCGAAAACCTTGCGGTTTCTACGGGCGATACAACCTGTGCGGCAAGAAGGTTACAGGTCGAAAAACCCAATGCTTATAACTCTTTGCACTTCGCTGGCGTTGTTGCGGCGAGGTCACATGGGGTTACTGGCCCATGCTGGGTAGAAATAAACAGACCGGGAAGTGTCTGCAATATCTACACTCAGGCCGACTGTGATGAAAACGCAGTCACGCCCGCAACAGCGGAATCCGGCCAGATGCTTACATTCACCACCGACTGTTACAGTTTCAGATTTGCAGGTTTGTCTGGGTCCGGTTCCGCAATCGTCCTTGGCGATGTTGACCGAAGTTCAACCGGTGGCGTCGTTATGGCAGAACTGTTGACTGGAACACCTTCCGGTGGAGTTCAGGAATTTGTCATGGGTTCCATAAACATAACCAGAACAGGTTACGGCGGTACAAGTCTGGTTCTTCCGGCCACTAACTGGATTAGTGGTACTGCAACCGGAATTTCGTCTGGCGGAAGTGTTTATACTTCGCCCGCCGGTGTTACCTTCTTCAATAGCTTTACTTTGGCGGCAACGGTTACAATTAGTACCGCTCTCAATAAAGCCAAAGGAAGATGGGTAGGCCAGACAAAGGTATTCAGAGCACATTCTCTCGGAGTAGGTGGCGCGGATAACGTGCAGCTTACTTTGTCCACTGTTCAGAGAAACATGACAAGTCTCACGACTGGCATCGGAATACTTCCCACCGAGGCCACAATCTCTCTCTGGTCCAGTGTAGCGGCTACGATAGGTCCGTATCAATCCATGACATTTGTCTGGACTGGAAGTAGCTGGCTATTGACCTGCATCACTGACTCTCTCACTGTATTAACCACGTAAAGATTACTACTGGATACCGGGGTGGGCACTCTGCCCCGGTATTCTTTTTTAAGGGGATGTAAATGAAAAAGATTTTGATGTTGCTCCATATGCCCGGCAGAGACAGCGGATTTGATTCAATGTTAGCTCACGAATTAAAGACGAGGGGCCATATGGTATGGCTAAAACAGTTCTTAACTCTGGACAGACAATCAATCTGCATAATAAAACCGGATATTTTGTACGTACCGGAAATCAGAAATGAATACACCAGAGATATATGTAATCTCGTAAGGCAATGGGGAGCACAGGTAGTAATTAAATTGTGCGAATTTACAATAACAGAAGAATCAATACCTTTTATATCAGAAGAATACAAGAATGCTATTTTTGGGAATATTAACTTTAACCCATCTTGCGACCTTGTATTAGGTTGGGGCAAGAAGAGCGTTGAACTTGTAAGAAAATACTGCCCCGTTAGTGCTGAAAAAGTTGTCCCTTGCGGGGGAATAGCTTTTGACCAGTATTTTACTCCTATCCCACCAATGGAACGAAAGCCAGAAAAGTCGATTATGTTTGCGACAGGTTTTGCTTACGCCGACAGAAGTCCTGTTTATTCGGTTCCAGAGGCCAAACACGGGGAAGCCATTCACCGTCAATTCGTCGAAAGCGATAGGACGGGCCGTTCGGAATGGATAAAAATGATAAGGGCCTTTCTTGCGGACGAACGTTTCAAAGACTGGTTTATATATATCAAACCACACGCGGGAGAGAAGCAGCAGATTTATGATACTATTTTCAGGGAAAGAGTTGCCCATGTGTCACCAATAATGCCAGCTTTTGCAATACTGGAAACGGTCGATGTTCTTATCCATGCCGGTTCCACTATGGGATACGAAGCCCATTTAAGAAATAAACCAGCTTTTAATTATTTCAACAACTGTCAAGATAGAATTGTGGCTGCAATATCTCCGAATCATAATTGTACTTCCGATTTATTTAATGCTATCGAAACTGTCGAACTCGGCAAAAGTAACGCCAACCCTGAAATAATTAAAAACATGGATGATAATTATTATGGCCCTGTTGATGGAAAGGCTTACATCAGGGCGGCCGATGCCATAGAGTTGTTGCCACCTTGTAATCCCAATATACCTGATGCTTGGCCGCCTATGACACAATTTAGGTATCCAGATAAAGATGTGTTACAGACTTGCCATCAGTGGAGGTGTGATGGATGTAACAATATTTATTACGTGACAGCCGAGCGGGAGATGGTAAAATGCCCATATTGCGGTATTGCTAACGTAAGAATAGTAGTAACCTAAACTTATTTTAAGGGGATGTAAAATGAGAACAGCAAAAGAGTTAAGAAGGTGCGTCAAGTGCCTGATGGCCGAAACCAAACCCGGTATTATCTTTGATGAGGTGGGCGTATGTCAGGCCTGTCGTCATCACGAAGCGAGAGATTTAATCGACTGGGACTTACGGGAAGTCGAATTTGCCAGAATGCTCGATGCTCACAGAAGCAAGGCTGGCAACTACGACTGTATTATTCCCGTCAGCGGGGGCAAGGATAGCTACTTCCAGACGTGGCTATTGAAGCGAAAGTACAAAATGAACCCGCTTCTGGTAACTGTAAGCGACCCGTTTAGTCATACAGGCGAAGGCCATGAAAATCTCAGGAAGATGGCGAAGAATTTTGACTGCGATATTATCGGGATGCAGACGGCGGAAGATACAACGATAAAACTGATAAGGACGGCTTTCGAACAGTACGGCAGTCCGACATGGCCTATTGATAGGGCAATCTACTGTTTTCCAGTAAATCTCGCCTCTCAACTCGGAATACCACTGGTTTTCTACGGAGAGAACGTGAGCTATGAATACGGCGGGGTACAAAACGAAGAATCTCCATCGGCTAAAAAACAAGTATTGAATACGGTCGCACTGGATGTTCTGCCGGAAATAACGGAGTGTGCCGGTGTTCCACGTGAAACATTGAATCAATACTTTTACAATCCGAGTGTCGCAGTCAATCCTCAATACCTCAGTTATTACTTTCCGTGGAGCGGCTCGAGAAACCTGCTCGTCGCAGAAGCCCATGGTTTTCAAGCACTCTGTTACTGGGATAGAAAAGGATATGTCGAAAACTACGACCAGATAGATTCTATCGGATACCTATTCAACGCATGGATGAAATATCCAAAGTTCGGGTTCCAAAGAGTTACCGACGTCGTCGGATACTGGCTCCGGGATGGTTTGATTACCGTCGAAGAGGGTAAGAAGATGATTGAGGAAAAAGATTATCTTCTTGACGAACAGATTTATGAAGACTTCCTTCGGGTTACAGGCTATAAGGAACCGGAGTTTTGGAATATCGTTCGAAAACATCAACGCTTTGAAATAGGAGACCAGCCATGCAAAAACAGAATGCTCTCTGTATCATCCCCGCACGAGGCGGTTCTAAGGGAATACCCGGGAAAAACCTCAGATTAGTTGCGGGCAGGCCACTTATTTACTGGTGTATAAAGGCCGCTCTGGACTCCGGGGTATTTAGGGAGGTTGTCGTTTCGACCGATTCAATCGAGATAGGCGACTACGCCCAAGAGTGCGGGGCACTCGTTATGATAAGACCGTCAATGTTGGCAACTGATACGTCCCCGGTCAAACTTACCTACCAGCATATTCTCAAGGTCTTTGAAAAGGCTAACCCGGGCTTTGAGTATGTTCAACTTCTTCAACCGGTAACGCCGTTGATAGAGGCTGAACACATCCATACTGGATTTGACCTGCTTCTGGGAACAAAGGCCGACATAGTAGTAAGCGTCTGCCAGTCAACTGAGGGATTAGGGGTAAGTAAGACCCTGCCAGCCATGAGGTCGCTTCAAGGATTTTTGCCGAGGTCGTTTAGGAGTAAGCCGAGACAACTTCTTCCAAAACGATACCACTTAAACGACTGCATTTTTGTTGGCAAGACCCACGTATTCAGGGATGGACTGGATTTTTACAGTTCGGCGGTTAAGAGTTTTGCTTATATTATGCCTAAAGAGGTATCAGTCGATATTGACGATGAACACGATTTATTTATTGCCGACGCATTATTAAGGAGAAAACATGGCGAAGCGTCAACACCATCCAGACAATCCTTTTGGCGAAGTATTCAGAATGTGTGGAAGAGGGGAAGACCGATATAAGAAAAATCATCCCCTGCGATTTCCTCGCTGCATAGATATTGAACTGACGAATACCTGCAACTTTACCTGTAAGATGTGCCCGACCGGGCAACACGCTGTCAAGAGACCGCTTGGGTTTATGACGAAAGAAACCTATCGCGAAATTCTTAAACAGATAAAAGAATACAAAACTCCTATTCGATTTGTCAGGTTTGGCGAGCCGACTGTTCACGCTGACCTTGAGAAGTTTATCGTGATGGCGCATGAGCAATACTCGAAAGTTCACATCAATACTAATGGCTTTTATGTTCTTGAGGGTATGATGAAGACTTTTCTCGACATTCATCTTGATAGTATAAAATTCTCGTTTCAGGGATGTAACTATAAGGAATACAATTTCTGGAGAAATAAGAACTTTTTTAATGACTTAATTTTTAATATCAGAACCTTTCACAGTATGAGGGAAAACGGTCAGTTCGAACTTCCATTCATTGTTATTGGAACCACGATAACAAGCGAAACTGAAGAAGATGTGGCTATCTTTAAATCGAAGGTTGAGAAATACTGCGACCTCTTTCTCGTTGGCAAAACCGAGGATTTAACTGCCATTAGGTCGTCTCCCAAGGCCTGCCCGGAAGTATTCGACAAACTCAGCGTGAACTGGGATGGCACGGTTTCCGCCTGCTGTGGTGACTATGATAATAAAATGCTGGTCGGGGACATAAAAGAAGAAACGCTGCTGGATATATGGTTTGGGGCTAAACTGGCCTATTATCGTGAAATGATAGTTGGTAAACAGCACTCAGAACTCGAATTATGTAGGAGTTGCATAAGATGAGAGTAACATCTGAATTTGTGAAGGTTTACAATCATATCTTCAACTATATCCATTACAAATACGGGGCCGAGGCTTATGATGATTTTCTGAAAGCTCTGGCCCCGGTAGTCCTGCACGACCTCGATGAGCTCGTTAAAAAAGAAGGTATAGCGGGGTGTTTGATATATTGGGGTTGCATTTGCCAAGACGAAGGAATCCCCCGCAATGTTCTTTTCAGCGGAGACATTATTGAATATACTTTTAAGAGATGTCCCAGCAGGGAAAGCCTGTCTAATGAAAATCGTTGCAATTACTGTCATCACTGCGAAGTGATATATTCAGAAATACTGGGCAAATATGGAATGGAATTCAAAATATTCCCGCCAATGGAGGAACCTGCGGTATGCCAGTTCATAATAACTCAAAAGCCGTCCTCATTGGGTCAGGAGGACACGCAAAATCTATCAGGTCCGCCATCGTCGGAACAGACATCAAGATAGGTCTTGTGATACCGGACAGTCGCAAGCTCACCTACGACGACTGGTTTAATCTTTTTTGGAAATATCGAAATTTTATTATCGGTGTAGGCCAGATATATGATTACAGACCGAGAATGGAGATATTCAAACAGATTAAAAAGGGCCGCTGGAAGAATGTATTGACCGTTATTGCCAAAGATGCGTTTGTTGCGAATCCTCGTGCTATTGAAGAAGGAACGGTAATAATGCACAATGCCGTCATCAACGCAGGAGCCTCAATCGGTCGAGCCTGTATAATCAATACAGCAGCAATAGTCGAACACGACGCTTCGGTGGGCCAATACACTCACATTTCGACGGGAGCAGTTGTAAATGGCGACGCTTTAATAGGAAAGTTCTGTTTCGTTGGAAGTAATGCGGTTGTATTAAACGGGATAAGAATCGGCGATAATGTGATGATAGGCGCTGGAAGCGTAGTGACTCACGACATACTTGAACCCGGTATTTACGTTGGCAATCCCGCAAAGTTTTTAAAGGAGATACCATGTCCGTCTATATAATCGCAGAAGCAGGATGTAACCATATCGGCAAAATTGATTTTGCGGTCGAGATGATTCAGGAAGCCGCGCGCATAAAAGCTGACGCCATTAAGTTTCAGGCCTATATCACGGAAAAGATTAACGACCCTGCACTGCACGAAAGACTTGCCAAATGGCGTTTCGATAAAGAACAGTTCGCATTTTTAAAAAGAGAATGCGAGAACAACGGAATAGACTTTTTGTGTTCATCGTTCGATATTGAAAGTGCCAAGATGCTCGAATCGCTGGATATTATTGCTCACAAAGTTCCAGCCGGACAGGTTCATAATACTGAATACTTAAAATATATCGCCAGCACCCACAAACCAGTCTTCATGTCAACGGGAATGTGTACTTTTAATGAGGTTGTAACTGCGGCCCGAATTTTAAAAAAGAGCAATCTCTATATAATGCACTGTACCACCGGGTATCCAATTCTCACTGTGTATGCTAACCTGAACTGCATCAAGGAATATCAGCGGATGGGATATTTGACTGGTTTCTCTGACCATACGATGTCTGGCCGGGCGGCCATTGCCGCTGTTGCTTTGGGCGTGAAAGCCATTGAACACCATTACACCGTCAATCAGCTTGATACACCTGATATGCCAGCTTCGATAGATGTCAGTATGTTTAAACAATATATACACCATATACGAGAGACAGAATGTATATTAGGAGACGGAGTAAAAAAGATTGAGGAATGTGAAAAAAAACATTTACACCGTAGAGATTATGATATAATCCAAACGTAGTATAAGGAGTTTACAATGTATAGTGATGATAACATTAAGAAGGCGGTTGAAACTGTAAGACAGGTTTTATCACAGGTTAAGGCCGACCTAAACACTCATATTACAATTCAGCAATCTATGGATTTAATAGATAAAGAATTGCAGAAGGTGGACAATGGCGACATTCCAAAAGACATTTCAGGAACTATATAATGCGGTAAGTGATTTTCTTGGAACCTATGGCTCTTCCGGGCCTTCTGGTGCAGACCTTACTGACGCCAAGTCCATTGCAAACAGCGGTTATCTTAAATTTTTACTTTCTCATCCGTGGTCATTTCGACGAAGATATACGACCCTCTCGATAGTGTCGGGAGAGTGGCTATACGAACTTCCCGTTGACTATACCGAAATGATTACCAAGTTCAGTTATGCCCTAAATACGGGTTATCCGCCCATAGAGGAAAGAGCGATTGATACGCTTATGCAGTTGAGGGCAGAGCAGAGCACGACCGGATACCCGATGTACTATGCAACTCAGGTTGGAAGTTACGCGCCTGAGACCGGGCAAAGAAACGAAGTCGCTTTCTGGCCTACTCCAAACGCAGACTTCACGCTGCACTACGGGTACAAAATCATTCCCAACAAGCTGGTCAATGCGACGGACGTGTGTATGGGCGGGCCTGAGATGTCAGAGTGCATCGAACAGTTCTGTCTCGCTATGGCTGAAACCAAGCGGGACGAAAAGGATGGTGTTCAAAGCAAGATGGCTATGGATTCTCTCCGAAGCGCAGTTGCCGCCGATAATGCAAAGAATCCGAAGTTTCTCGGATATGGATATGAGACCTCACGTGCCACGAATTACGAGATGGCACGAGGTTCGTACAGAATTAACGATGTAAATTATACACCCTAATATTAAGGAGTTTTAAAATGTCACAAGGTAATGTAGCTTTTGAAATGGGGCAGGGAATACCATTTGATTTACCGGCAGATACTAAAATTGTCGAATGTGTCAACATATATAATGCCACGTATGGTCGCGTTTGTATGTTTGGGATTGTTACAGGCACACCCCCTACGACCGCGGGCAAATATGGGCCGGGTTGCATGTTAGTATCGACCAATGGAACGAGTTCGATTACACACGCTTATACTAATGTCGGTACCGCCGCCGCTCCTTCTTGGGTAGGCGTTGAAAGTACAGCAACTTAATCGAGGTGCATCATGGCGAATCTTGAATTACCTTTTCCGTATAAGGGAAAGAATGAAAATTGGTCCGCCTCAAGACAGCCGCCTCTCACGAGTCCCAGTCTAAATAACGTCAGGGTTTATGACGTTTTAAAGAACAGGGCCAGAGGCGGTCAACGTCCGGGGTTGGATAAATGGGGTGCTGGCGTTCAAATCGGTGCATCAGAACAACCAATTGTGGCCCTAACTACAGTAGCGGCGGTGGTGTAAAATGGCAGTTACAGTGGTGGCAGTTGGTACAGGTTCAGCTAATCGTCCAAGCGATGGACAACTCAATGTTTCTCAGTTTCCTACGTCAATACATCATCATATTTTATTGGATAACGATGGTGAGTTTACTAATCTTACTGTAAATAAGACCACTTCTACTTTAATATGGAATGGTGTTGTTTATGTTGGTGATTTAGGTGGAATATTTGAATTAAAAAGCCAAATAAATCCGCCGCCCCCTAATAGATATTTGTTTGATATAACCACTTACAGCACTAACCCAAATATAGTACAAGTGGCTGGCCAATTCGTTACATGGTCTATGCAGTTAAGAAATTCTACTGGGACTCTATTGTGGGGTTCTCCAGAATATACTTATACTGTTTATACGACAGCCCCTGACAAGGCCACGAACCCGGACCCTACCGATGACGCTGTGAATAAACAGAATTTCAGCGACCTTAAACTTGAATGGACTAATGGCGCAAGAACGGTTAGTGTTGAAGTTTGGATGGGAACGGGTGGAAGTTTAACAAAACTGGCCGAAGGCGTTACAGATGAATTTTACGTTGTCGATTTAGCCAGTGTTCCCAAAGAGGCAGTTGTGCAGTGGCAGATAGTTTCTGTTAATACGGCAGGTTCAACCGATGGTGATGTTTGGGAATTCGACCCCCGACCAGATAAGCCGACAGACCCCGAACCTGCTAATGGTGCAGACCCGGTTGGCCTTAATCATACAATAAGCCTCAGTTCGGGTTTTGAACACGGAGCAAATCCGGGTACAAGTTACAAATTTTACGAAGGACTTGCTCCGGGCAGTCTTACTCTTAACCTTGAATTCGAAGACCCTTTTATAGTTTTTTGGCATTTAAAACTTTATAGTACTCCGTATTATTGGCGACTTGACGCCGTAAATGAGTTCGGAACTACCGAAGGAACAGAATGGTCTTTTATGACCTTAGTTTTTGTTCCCCCTTATGGCTTTGGCGGAGTCGATGGTTCGGGTGGCGGTCCGGGTGGTGGAATAAGCGGCGGCGTTGGTGACGGCGGCTTCGCAACAAATAAAATATTAGTGGCCGTCGCAACGAACAGCGTGCCCGGTTCATCTAAAGTATATTACGAGACATAATATGGCCGTTGACCTTGAAGAACTTGATATAGCATTAGGCCGAGATTTCGGAACTAAATATGACAAATTACTGGTTGCAGTTGGAAACGATACAGTTTATTACGAGGATTCTACCGTGCCCGGAACAATGACAGCAATTACAGGTGCGACCGACATCGACACCACGGACCAGTTGGTAATATTCGAGGCTTACTCGAAGGTCTTTGTTATCAACGGTGCTATCTTGAGGGTTGCAGATTTCGGAAATACAAAAATAACAACGACGGACATAAAAACAACCGGCTCTACTTATCCAACCAGAGGGATGATTCTTGAGGGTTCCATAACAACCACCGATAGGATGTTAGTTGATTTCTGCACAGTCACCGATGGAGCGGGTTCAGTATATGGAAGAATGCTATCAGGTGCCTTTGATAGTGGGGATACGGTAGTGGCGTCCGCCGCCGACGGAGGTGCCACGGCAGTATCTTTTGTTTTATCTGTTGCACCAGCAGAAGCTACAACTATGCCGCATTGGTACACATACACGGCTTATGCCGGGAATGGTGGCTCTTATGGTTCTTTACCCAATAAAGCATATCTTGGTTGTCTTTACCGGGGTAGGGTAGTTCTCGCAGGCGACCCCGTCTATCCTCATCAATGGTATATGTCGAGACAGGCAAATCCGTGGGACTGGGTATATGCAGCGAACGATGCGCAATCTCCGGTTGCTGGTAACAATGCCGACGCCGGAGAAGTAGGTGACGTTATAAGATGTCTGATTCCTTATAAGGATGATTACCTTATATTTGGATGCACAAATACAATATCGGTATTGAGAGGTGATGCCGCCGCGGGCGGTTCTATCGACGCCATCGACCTGACTACGGGCATTTATGGCCCCAATAGCTACTGTTGGGACAATGCCAATAACCTGTACTTCTGGGGAACTGGCGGAATATATAAAATGACTTCCGGTTTAAAAGTGGAAAATCTCAGTGCCATAAATCTTCCGAATCTTTTAGAGGACTCGGCGGCGACTCCAACTACACATCGAATAACAATGGCTTTCGACCGGGACAGACAGGGTGTCATTATAGCTGTAACGACAATAGCAGACGGGCATAATTCAAATTTCTGGTACGACCTGAGAACTGGTGGTTTCTTCCCTGAATCATATCCGCACGAATGCGGCCCTTACAGTCTGTTTTATTACGATTCGAATACTCTTGCCAATAAAGGTCTTCTGGTCGGTTGCAGGGATGGATATATCAGGACATATAAAGATACCACAATGCACGACGATATAGGCGCAACTAATGAAGCGATAGATAGTTACGTCGTTCTTGGTCCGATAAAAATAGCCAGAGACGATGATTCGTATGGAAGGCTTCAATCTTTCACTGCCGTACTCGGAAATCCTACGGACACTGATGATGTTATTGACTACGTTATCAAGGTGGACGAGATAGCGGAAACGGTGATTACTGATATTAGCACATCCCCTCCTACCCCCCCCGTGCTCTTTACTGGAACTATTGTAGGCGGTGGTCGCGTACAGAAATACAGGACGAGGGCGCGGGGGACTTATTTAGGAATAAGGTTAGGCAACGATGTAATCGACAAGACATGGGCATTTGAAAAACTTATAGGCGAAGTAGTAGAAGCTGGAGGTATATAAAATGACACTAATGAATTTAAATCTTGGAACAACATCAAAAACTCTTCCGAGTTACGAAGTAAACTGGGGTGCGACGCCGAATGTCATCCAAAACTCTTACGGTTTAAGTGGTGGATATGGTGCTCCCGTAAAAACAGCGGCAACGCCAACGCCAACGGCGGCCAAACCAGTTCAGCCCGTCGGCTCTACGAAGTCAGTGGCACCGTCTTCAAGTTCCGGTTCGGGATGGTATGGTGGCAGTAGCGGTTATACTCCCTCGTATGGTACGGGCGGAAGTGGTACATCTTATTCGACAACTCCTACCAGTAGCGGTGGCGGGTACAAGGGTTTCCTTAACAATTTCCAGCCTTATACAAGAACTACTTCCAACAACTCCGGTTCTTCTTACCGTAATTCTCTGTTGCAACAGTATGCCCAGATGATGATTAAAGCTCAAAATGAGGCTAATGCCGCAAACGAAAAACGGTATAAAGAAGGCATGACTGGCTACCAGAATATAGCGGATATGTACGCCCCCGGAGGCTCTTTTGGACAGGGTGCGAATGCCATGTACGAGAGGGGCAAGACTAAGAATTTAGCGACGGCTGGGCAAAATCTGATTTCGAGTGGTCTTGGTGGGACGACGATTTCGGCTGGTTTACCGAGTAAGTACGAAGAGGAAGTTGGAACTCCCTTTAAACTTCAATTACAGGATTTAATGACGAGTAAGTACGCAGAGGCAATGGGTAATAAGCTCGGATTCTTGGAAAGAAAGACTGAAAAGGGTCCTGATTTCAGCCAAATTGCACAAATACTCGCGAGCATGGGATAAATAAGATGTCAAGCACTGGTGGATTCGGACATTCATTCAGAGATGGCGACTGGAAAAGGCTTAGGCAGATTGTCCAGAATCTATCCTCTAACAAACTCGGTCCGCACGCTGACGCTATATTTAAATCTCTCACTCTGGACAGTCTTAATCTCGGGCTTCTTAATCTTACTGGTACAACCCTTCCTCAATTAACTGTCGGGTATGACGCCACCCATAAACTTACTCTGGCCGTTGATGCCGCAGGCGATGTCGATATTGGTGTAAGTGGCGGGAATATAGACTTTGGCACTGTCAATCTTCTGACGACTGGAACTTTAACCGCAGGAGAAACGTCTATTCAGCCCGCATTATCCGGCACTGGCAAGGGTCATTTGGTTATTCATAACCACGCGGCAGAGATAGGGTGGTACCATTATAACGTAGGAACAACCGTACACGGTGGGTCTTTAATCCTGATGGGTGATGATTCCCTGCAACTGCTCACCGGGGCAGGCTTAGCATTAGACCAAGGGTTTAATATAACCACCGCTCTGACGACTCTTACAATGCCGCTTTCGGTTACTGGCGCAGTTACCGGAACGTCCCTTAATCTCAAAGCCGCTACAAACCAGATTGTTCTCGATAGTGATGGCACTTATACTGGCACGATTACGATGGAGTCTTTAACTGTCTCAAGTAAGACGTGGACTTTCCCCAATACTTCTGGCACGGTTGCCCTTACGAGCGCACTTGCTTCTTACGTCCCTTATTCTGGCGCAACAGGTGATGTTGCGCTTGGCGCTCACACTCTAACTGCCACTGGGTTGATTAGTTCCACAACAAATATTGTTGGCATGAGTGGTACAAGCACAAATAGTTATGGTGTATTTGGCGACAGTACAAATCTTTATGGTGTATTTGGTAAAAGTACAAATTCTTCCGCAGGAAGGTTTTTTGTATATCCAGCCGCCAACTCAACTATTACAGAAGTTCTTAGTCTGGGCAAAGGGACATCTCATGTCGCCTATGGTGCTGATGGAATTGGCGGTTCAATAAACTGGACTATATATAATGATGCGGGTACCAGTCTTTATTCCGCTTCTATTGCAGCATTATTAACAGATGTGTCCGATGGAGCGGAAGTTAGTGCCTTAGTATTTTATACCAAAGCAGCTATTTCTGCACCTGCTGAAACGATAAGGCTTAGCAGTGTCGCCTTAGTTCCTGCTATTAACAATACGGTTGATTTGGGTTTAACGGGACAGAGATGGAAAGATTTGTGGATGCAGGGCGACGCCACTATCGGGGGAACACTTACTGTTGACGCCGCTGAGATAGGCGGTACTTTATTCTTACAGAGCGGCTCAATTACCGATACAACTGGCACAATAGACTTCGACAGTGAGAATTTGACTACCACAGGCGACATCACTGGTTCAACCTTAAATCTGCCCACCACGAGTTCAACCGTTGGCATTATCAATATAAACGCCAAGAGATTTCTGCACGCCTACGGCACTGAAAATATATTCATCGGTGAAGATTGCGGAAATTTCACATATCTCGGAACTGGTTTTAATGTCGGTATTGGCACAAGGGTTCTCGACCACTTAACCTACGGTCACAGTAATATGTGCTTTGGTTGGTCTGCCGGAACTGCGCTTACCGGAACAGATGGTTCTGCTGACGCTGGTTCTAATAATATTCTGATAGGCCGTAACGCTGGATTGGCCATGACTACCGGCTTTAAAAATGTTGCACTCGGTTCTTTTGCTCTTAATGCCGTAACGACAACTTCAAATAATGTAGCTATTGGCTACGGCGCATTAACGCTTTGTACGGGTGGGACGAATATTGGAATTGGCAGTTCAGCGGGAGTTGCACAAAGCACCGGAAGCAGTAACACTTTTATCGGATACGTTGCCGGCGGACAGATGACTACTGGAAGCGGCAATATTATGATAGGTTATGCCGCAGGATACAGGCAAGTTGGAGCAACGAGTAACTTACTTATTATAGATAATCAAGATAGAGGCGCAACCGCAGGAATTGAGGCTATTAGCTGTCTATTATATGGAGCGTTTTCTGCTACTGTTGCAAGCCAGACTCTCACTATCAACGCCAATACCACGATAGGCAACGCAACGACCGCACAACCCTTGACGGTTACAGGCCTTTCAACGCTGACCGGAGGAGCTACGATAGGTGCTTCTGGTGGTATCACGATGACCACCAACGACCTGACTATAACTTGTGCCGCAGACAAAACTATCGTATTATCACCTGTCGTTTACGAAGATTTAAGAGTACCCCTTACTGCAACCAAACTCGGTGGAAATGACCCGGGCTTTGCTGTGTTTAAAAAAGATTCCGGTGGAACATCAACTGGAGTTTTCATTTACTGGTTCGATAAAGCGGCCATTGAAGAAGTATTCTTCTGCTGTCAGATGCCCCACTCTTGGTCAGGTGCAGCTATTACTCCGCACGTTCACTGGGTACCCAAGACGAATGGTGCGCTAAATGCCACCGTTGAATGGGGACTGGAATATACTTGGGCGGCAATAGGTGGAACTTATGGTACGACATCAATAATTTATACCAAGACGACAACGTCCGGAGATGCTACGCTTGTTGCAGATAAACATTATATGTCTAACTTTGCAACTATAACTCTGCCGACACCCGGAGTCAGTTCAATGCTTATATGTCGGTTATTCAGAAACGCTACGGATGGCACAGATGATACATATGACGACGACGCTGGTGTTTTGGAAATTGACTTTCATTACCCGATAGACACTATCGGCTCAAGAACAATAGCTGGCAAATAAAGGAATAAATTATGGCAGATACATACTCAAAATCAGGTTCGGAAATGGCGATAACAAGTCAGGTTGTCAGAACGGTCAGCTATAAAGAGCTATTATTTGAAAAAGAAATATTGCAGCGTCAAGTTGAGGGCTTGCAAAATGAACTATTAAAAATCAACGCCTTGATTGTCGAGGCTGACAAATTAGGGCTTAAACCGTAAGGAGAAACAATGGCTATTAAAAATGGCGACTTAGAGGATTATTATCCACAGTATTTAAAAGATGTGGGCAGGCGTGGTCTTAAAGCTCACAAGAGAGCAATAGCGACCAAGAAAGAATTTGATGACAATGATATGGGTAGATTTTATAGGCCCAAAAGATTGTCAGCAGAACAGCTTGCCAACCGTGAAATGGGGCGAAAAATAGGCGGAGGTTCCTATGGTGATTATTTTAAAGGAACTGGCGGAACACAAGGTAGATAAGGAGCAGTAAAATGCCGATTGTAGTAGATTATACCCCGGCTGGGGCGATGATGGGTACGGCTTATGTGGCTGGCCAACAGAGACGAGCCGATACTCAGGCCGCGATGGACCAAAAATATAACTTCGAACGAGAACAGGCTCAACTTAATCGTGGGCACGAAATAGCCATGCAACGTACCAATAACGAGATGAAACTGCTGGACGAACAAACTCAGATGCAGTTTGCGGTTGCGATGCAGCAGCAGAAGGTACAGGCCGCTATGCAGATGGAACTCAGTACATGGCAAAGAGAACAGCAAAAACTCGATATGGCCATACAGTCCATTGAGGAATCGGACGCATGGACGCCGGACGAAAAATCAGAGTTGGTTGCGAGAGCTAAGGCTAAATGGGCGGGAGCAGACATACCCGATAAATACGGTCAGCAGAGTTCGACCATATCAAATCTATTGGAGAAAGGTCAATACTTTAACGGACTTGTAGAGCAGGGCAAGCAGATGATTGCGGGTGGAATGTCGATTTCTGACGCGCAGACCGTTCTTTCCGCTCAGGGCGTTCCTAAGTACATACTCGATAAACTCGACGTTGGAGCACAACAAACCGAGAAGGTTGCAAAGCTGAACGCAAAACTCGAGACCGTTCAGAAACAACTGCAAAATTATCAATATAAAGCACCGTGGCTCAAGGGTAATTACGAAGGCAGATACAATCCCAAGACAAAGAAGTGGGATAAACAAACCCCGGAAGATGAAAAGAGAGTTGCCAGTTTAAAGAAGTCCGAAGAGGACCTCTTGATGAAAATTGAGCAGGCCCAGTCAGAAGAAGCGGACATGGTCACACAAAATCTTGGCAATACAGTTGTGAATGAAACCTCGAGTCGCATTAAACAGGTCGGAGACTTTTTTGACGAGCAGATGATTACGAACCCTGAGTTCCAAAAAGAGACTTGGGAGAAGTATGGCGGCGACGGCGAAGCGCACAAGAAAGCATACATAGAGGATACTCTGCGGAAAGACGCTGAGGACGAACAAAAGAAGAGAGTTGGGGGCGTTGCGCCCGCTCCTAATATGATGGGTTACACAACGGGGATGTAAAATGGAACCGAGTTTATTCGAAAAATACTATATTCCAAAACCAGTGCCGGAAGCCGAGAAGAATCTATACCGCCAGAACTCAGAACTGATACAAAAAGCAGTTAGGGTATTCGGTCTTCAAAGCGAGCAGGTAGCCAGTGAAATCCCACCGGAAAGCCTTAGGTACGGAACAAAGTCACTCACAGGGCAACTCCGGTACGAACTGGAGTTGATGGATAGAACTGAAAAGAGAGGAAACCCGTACAACCCAGATTACGATATTGACCCGAGAGCTACTCCCGAGTATTCGACGGCAAAACTTGTTTCTAAATCCCAGAACAGGCCCATGTCAGAACTTGAAGAAAAGGAGTTGGCTACTAAAATACAGAGTAAGTACGACACTTCTAATCCCGAAAATCTTCTTGATGAAAAAGTATTCAGGTGGGCATTATACAGAGAACCTACGGAACAGGGGCAGAGAGCCATAATAGACGCCAGAAATAATACTTTTATTCAATCGTGGACTGATGCCCAGAAAGAACAATTTCTGGCTCAGGAGGCGGCCAAATCCATTGAAGAAGCGAAAAAGGCTTCTTTTTTCAGTCTTAATTCGAGATTCGCAAAAGCTCTTGGTAAAGGTACGATGACTGCGGCGGGAGGTTTCAGGAGAACACTGGAAGAAGTTTATGGAGTAGAAGGTGGGAAGGCGTATGCGAACAAGATGGCTGAATATGCCAATTCTGCCGGGCTGACCACTTCGGAGGCTGATGGAGTTTTATCTTTTGCCGCAGACGTTATTGGTTCCGCCATCCCATTTGCGGTTGGCGCGGCGACGGGAGGAATTTTTGGATTTATACCCGGATTACTAACTTTGGCCGCAACGTCTTTTTCCATGGAGGGCGAGAATGCTTATCAGGAAGCTATACAGGGTGGAGCAAAAGAAGATGAGGCTCAGAACATCAGGATAAACGTCGGCTTTATTAACACTGCCATCGAAGGACTTCAACTCGGCACGATATTTAATTTTGCCAAAGCAGGGCGAGGAAGTAGGCAGGCTTTAATCGCTGGAATACTAAACAAGGCGAGAAAGCGAGGCCTTAAAAAATTCACAGGCGAAACAGCCAGAATGCTTTTTGACGAAGGAGTTCAGGAGTTTGCCCAAGAAGTAACCTCTGTTGGAGTGCCCGGATTTATGTACGGCAGATGGCCCGCGAATAAAGACGGCTCTATTGATATGAAGGCGATAAGGAACCGACTTGGTGCGGCATTTCTGGGTGGCGTGACCATGGGTGCGGTTCTCGGTTCCGGCGGCAGAATGATGAATCGGATACTATATGGGAAAGCACCTGATTTCGTAGGCATGAATACTGCCCCGGTACACGACTGGAAATATGCGATACGGACTCCGGAGGAACAGGCCGCAGATAAACCATATCTCGACATTCTGAACACACCAAAAGAAAACGAAAAAGGTACGGGATTTAAACCTTCTAAATTTGTCACCGCAGCCGTAGCCAAAGGCCAAAGAATGGGTGAGAATTTCGGAAATAAAGTTATAATATTCGACGACCCATTGCAGGAATATCAGGAAGGCTTCATGTTCGAAGGTGCACCCGGAATTATATATTTGAGTAGCAATGCAACGGAGGCAGCTTCGAGAACGGTAGGGCATGAATTTGCTCATATAGTCAAGATTTCTGACCCGGAAGCATATATGGCTATTGCAGCAATAGCTAAAAAGAATACAAAGCGAGCCGATAAATTACGAAAGTATTACAGTGAACTTTTTACGCATTCTGAAATGGCCGAGCGAAGAAGCAGGGCTATTAAGGACTTGGTCAACGAGGACGTTGAACGGTCTATTGCCGAACAAATGGTTGATGAGCAATTTAAGGCATACGGAGCCGATAAAATCGAGGCAGAGGCCCGTGCTAAAACAGAGGCGTCAGTTGATGACGAACTTGTCTCGGAATTTGTCGGTTCACTGTTTGAGAATACCAAGATAGCCGAGCAAATCGGAAAGGCGAGTCCGAATTTCCTGTCGAAAATAAACGACTATATACAGGATACCATCGACCGGATGGTAGGCCTTCAAAATATGATGGACATTGACGAGTACCGGGTAAACTGGCGAGAGTCAATGTATAAGGTTGCGGAGATTTTAGGGAATCTGCAACAGCCTACGGCAGTGGAGCCAGCGAGTGAGATGGGCAAAAAGGCCGCTTCGGTGAAGAAGCCGAGCATAAGGAAACCGCAAAAACCCGAAGGGGTGAAAAAACAGGCAGGCATTGTCGTTAAGAGAAAATTTGGTAAACAGAGTCAACCTTACCAGCAGACGTTCGGACAGTTCTTTAACCGCATTGAAGCAGGAGAGACGGAATACGGAGTAGGTAACGCATGGACTTCACATAAGGAGGCCTTAAAAGAATGGCTGGCTGAGGTACGGGGTTCCATCAAAGAAGGCAGACCTCTGCGTCCGGCGGTTCAGGATTCACTGGCTACCAACGAACCTGCTTTATGGATTGACACTTTCAGGACGAGACCCGAACTCCTCGAAGGGTATATCCCTATGGAGATTATCAGGTTCGACGTGATTTCCGAACAACAGTTATTGGAATATAAGCGAAAGGCGAAGGAATACAGGGGACAAAAACGTCCGAGCATCCGAAAGGAGATTGCTGCTCAGCAAATTAAGGCTGTAAAGACCGAGGCCACCGCTAAACTCAAGGCAAAATTTAAATCCGCTACCGGAACAGACAGCCTGTCGGGAGATAAGTATTTGGTCACGCCGGACGGCTACGTAGTGAAGGTTCTCAAGGAACACAATGTCACTGGACACGATGCGGGTACAACGCTTGGCGAAATGATGGGCGAGCAAATTCTCTACGCGAGTCGGTATAGAGGGAATCTTGCTATGCTCGCGAACGGTCCATTATCATCTGAACAGAAAATATGGCTCGAGCAGTATATCGCTTTCAACAGCGTCAATTACTTGGACCTTACGTTTTGGTCTGGAGAAAAGAAAAACTACGAAAGATTTCCCGTTGATTTTTCAACTTCGACAACGATAAGAAAAGGAGTTAATACTATTCAGGGTTATCTCGATGGCACAATCGCTCCCACTGTCAGAGAATTGCCGAGGGGATTTATGCCGTCTATCCGCAAGGGTAAGGCAAAGCAACTCGTTAAAACCAAGATAAGGGCACAGATTTATGCGGCAGTCGAGGGCAGGTCCGGTCAACCCGCAAAGATGGTGGAAGAATCGGTTGCTTTAAAATCCAAGCTAAAGGCCATGCAGAAAGCCTCGATTGACGGGTATAAGGCCGGAGCAGAGGCAGTAAAACTGGTTCTCGAAGAATACAAAAAGGGAATAAAAGAGGGTAAGGCAATCAGAAAGTTTTTGAGAAAGACGGTACAAAAGTCTCTACCCCTGAAGGAACGTGGACGAATGCTTCGTCTCGTTGAAACAACAGAGACCGACGAGGCTCTTATAAAATCCCTTGAGAAATTAAAGGCCTACTATGAAAAACATCTGAAAAATATTCAGAAGGCCAGAATCAAGAAAATCCTCCGACTTCTAAGCAAGTACAAACGAAGCGGCAAAGGCGGCGGAGCGGGATACAGGATGCTACCGGACATTGAAGAGGCTGTTCGGGCGATAGTTGATGGCTTCCGCATGACCACTCCTTCGGTAAAGGCGGCGGAAGCGGCTGTTGACCTTTACGAAATGGCCCAGACGGTTGCCGACACCGCAAAAGAAAGGGGTATGTCTGACCCGTTTACTCAGTTCGAAGTTTTTGATTTCCTCAAGAGACTTGAAACGACCATGAGTAAAGTGCCTGTTGATATGATGTCATCAGAAGAACTGGAAAATCTCGCCAACTCCCTTTTGATACTCATCCATCAGCACGAGACTGAAATGGCCGTGATGTCCGATGAAAAAATCAAACGACAGGACGAAATGAGAGAGGTTATAATTGAGGAGATACGAAGCGGCTGGAGAAAAGAACAGCCGGTACAGGATAAGTATTCGACGAAGGACAAAAAGCCGAGATGGAAATGGTGGACAGGATTGTTTGGGCGACATTCTATGAACCTTGCAACTCTGTCCCGCATAGCGGCAGGGATGAAAAAAGACTCTATCACAGAAGAGGTCTTTTCTGAAAATCTTGTTCGAGGGGTAGAGACTACGCTCGAGCACTTTTACACGATTCAAGACCTAATACTCGACCTGATGAAAGAAAAGGGAATTACTGAAGATGACATAAGGTCTTGGAGTAAGTACACTAAGAGGTCTCCGGGATTCCTCGGCTTTGCCAACTGGATAGAAAGAAAGACCGGGGCTACGCTGAATATACTAAAGAAATTCGACCCCGATACGATGTATGTAACCGTCAGACTTAAAGAGGGTAAGGAGTTGATGGTGACGGTGGGCGAGGCTCTCGATATTTATATGCACACCAAAAATGCCTACAACTACAAGGTTCTAACGGGAAAGAACGGAGTTGAAATATCCGGTATCAAGGTTCCGCAACTGGCACACGACGACATAAATAATATCATCGCAGAACTGGACAGGGTAACAGAAGGGAAGGCTACTCTGTTTGCAGACATACTTACTGAGGCCATAAAGGTTCAGGCTGACGCAATAAACGAAGTATCCTTGAGAATTTATGGTTATGAGTTAGCAAACAGGCCGGGATACTGGCATATCAGACGAAAACTTCCGCCGCAGGCAAAAGGTCCGCAACAGGAATTTGCGTATGAAACCATCGAAAGCCGCAGTCACTTCAAGGAAATCACAGGCGGGGTGCAACCGCTGTATATTGGCGATGCACTGAATAATTTTGTGGATACTTTGAATGTGGGAAGCGATTTTATCGGACTTGCCGAGCCGATGAGAACGGCGAGGATGTTCATTGGCGATACGGGAATACAGGACATGATGACCAAGAAGGGTTACGAGTCCTATATACACGAGATTATTGCCAAACTCAATAATATTGAATCGAGATATGCCAAACAGGGCGTCTTGGCGAGAATGGTAGGCAAACTCCAGAGGAATCTTACACGCGCCTTCTTTTCGTACAGTCCGAGACTTGCCGTTCAGCAATACTTTTCTATCACGCTCGCACAGGATGAACTCGACTGGAAGTATTTAAAGGAAATTCGTTTCTTTATGGATAAGGAAACCCGGGCTGAAATTTACTCCCACTCATACTATTTCAGACAGCGGTTTGAGGGTAATATCAGCAGGGAGATGGGAGATGTGGCCCATTCCGGGTCCGTATTGCAGTTCTTTACCAAGAAAGAGTTATATGCCAACCGACCTACGGCGATGGTTAGGAACTGGGATATGAGGGCGGTTTTTGATATATGGAGAATGTCTAAGGCAGTAATTTATGACGAGCAGGTTGCGACGGGCGAGATAGTGCAGGGTTCGGTCCGATACTGGGAAGAAGTAACAAAACTTGCCGAGCGAATCGTCCGTAAGACGCAACCGACTTGGCATAAAGTTGACCGTTCCATGCTCGGCTCTACCGAAGACCCTATTTCGAAGAGTCTTACCATGTTCCATTCTCAGAGAGAGAAGATGATGCAGATGGTACACGAGGCGAATTCTCGGTATGCTAACAGCAAGAGAACCCCGGCTGACTTTCTGAGACTTTCAAAGACGTATGGAATAGTGCTTATGAATCTTGCCTTGGTCGATATATGGAATGAGGTTTACAAATGGGTGGTTCTTGGTGCCGACGAGGACCCGGCGGCAATAGTGGAAACCTTCATCGGGGATATTCCCGGACTCATCTACTTTGTCGGACCAGTCTCAAGGGACGCTCTAATAGGTGCCATTCGCACATTCAGAGGAAAACAGACGTTTGCCCGGGGCGAACTCTCGTTCCCGCCGAACAGGGTGGCGAAACTTACGGCAGAATCTGCCGTCGCGTGGGCGAGGTGGTTTAATTATGCTGTAAATGATACGGGCGACGCCGACGCCGCTATCGCGAAGGCTATGGGCACCACCTTCGAACTGTCTAACTATATGTTCGGACTACCTTTCTTGGAGATTACGAAAACGTTAAAAGCAAACTATAAGAGATTTTCAGAATAGGGAGTTGTTATGGCCTCGAAAAAAGATGACTGCAACCACGTTTTGAGTGTGGACTGTGTACAGTATTTCGACGTTAAATTTAAAGACTTGGAAGAAAAACTGGATATGAGGGCCAAGCTTGCGGACTCGTTGCTCGTTGGCAAAAAGGACCTCGAAAACCAACTTACGGAAATTAAAAGTGATTTAAGTGTGCTGACAAAGGTGGTTTATGTTGGGATGGGCGTTATCGCCGCATTACAAGCGGCGTGGGATTATATTAAAAGGTAATTTTTTTAAGGAGACTCAAATGAAGTACACAAAAAAGAAGCTTAAACCATGTCTGATTGCACTGGTAGTGATAATTCTCTGCCTTTGCGGATGTCAGGGGACAGAACAGGGCACAGTCGCGCCGATAATTAAGGACGCGGCAACGGCGGTAACAAACACTCCACTACCGGCGGACAATACGGCGGCCATACTGGAAACAGTGAGGGTGGTAAATGCCGCAACCGCACCGCTTAATCCATACTCGCCTTTTATTGAAGTTGGTCTGGCAATAGCGACTATTCTTACGGGTTTTATTGCTAAAAAGAAAGCTGACGAAGCGGCGGCTTCTGATTTAAAGTACAAGAGTATGAAACAGGGTACGGAGTCATTTAAGGTAAATAACCCGACTGCTGCACCTACATTATACGCCGCTATCGGCGATGCAAGAGCCGCTCTTGGAGTTAAGTAACACTTCTGCCGTTGTAATCGCTACCGCAAGGGCCGAAAATATATCACCCTTCAAACCGTAAAGGGGGCCGGGATTCTTCTTGGTCCCCTTTGCAGTTTTGACATCCCCGCCATAACGATTACAGATGGCGGCGCGGACTGCCCCATCATTGGGTTTTCCTTCGGGGCATAGATGAGCAAAGACATCCTTTCTGCGATAGACTTTTATCCAAGGTTTACCAGAGTGCTCTTCCCAAGCCTGAATGAATCGTCCTATCCACACGCAGGTCTCGAATACACTCTGCCCGACCCGTTGTCCATAACTCGCAACCGTTTCGATACTTAGTGAATCAGCCGTTCCGACTGCATAGGCCCTTACAAACTTCACCATTAACTCATTTATACATTTTCCTGCATGGTCGAGTAGTGGCTTCTTCGTTTCGGTGTCGTACACTATATAGGCAGACTCAGAGGTGCCGGGGTCAATGGACAAGATTAGCATCTTGAATCTCCTCTGGCATATTATTTAGTTCTGTTCCGCCACTCACAGGAAAAACCTGTAATCGCATCTCGTACTTCTTAGTGAGAGTAGCAATTTCGGCTATCAGTCCTATGGTGTTCAGTATCAAGAACACTATGATTCCACCTAAAATTAACACCACTGCTAAATTGTTATTCGTTTTCATTCAATATCTCCTTTCAGCCAACCCGCACCGAATACGATTACATCGAGAACATCCGGGTTGGCGTTAGCTAATGCGGCAAAGTCCTGCAAATCGACTATGCCGTCAATATTAAAATCCACCGAAGGGATTATCTGCATTGAATATCCCTCTGGTACAGTAAAACATCTGTAAACCTTACCCCTTAGATTAAACACGCCAGACAGACTTCCTTCCTGCATTGGTACCAGTCGGTCAGAACAATACCATGCCACTCCTTCAATGGGCGGATAATTGCCGTAATAGTCCGCTCTCCACATAGTGACAGGCATTCTTTCGACGGTAACACCGTTCGTATTTTTAATGTCGAGGCTCACCATCAACCTGTTCGGGGCACCGTCAATATCTCCGCTGTAATAAGTCCAGTAAACATAAGGACTTGAAAAAGTAGCAAGCGTCCGCAAATCAGACAGTCCGGGGCAGATGTAGGTACTCATTTGTGTTAAATCTTCGTGACCATAGGTAAGCCAAGACCAATGTTCATACCCATTCCTTACCTCTAAATACAGCCAGTCCCACCATCCTACTGCGGTAGCAACACCGTCCATCATCGAAAACATCGGAGACTCTACTTCGTAGTATCTGGGCCAGACAGGTTCAATGTCGTTCGGCTCGATGACGGGAGACTGAGGATGTTCCGGATAGTTTGAATCTGGCGGTGATGTTTCTTCTGGTAAAACTTCGAGTCCGTTCACCGGAACAGCGTAACCATTACCGCTTGTGCACGTTGACATTCTGTAAAAACCATTGGTGTCTTTGAATTTCTGCCCCTGATACCTCAAAAAATTGCAGGTTATTTGCTGAGGCTGCACACAATCCTCGAATCCCGGTATGCTTACTTTTATTTTGACCTTAGTATCGACCCTGCCCAACCTATTGGTAAAACTCGTTATAGCCTTACTTGGCCGAAGTTTAAACTCCTCGTTTTTGCCATAAATAGTGTCGTCGCCTAAAATTACGAGAAATTTCAAGTATCCCTCGTTTCCCGTCCTCGCATAAACTTTACCACCTTGGGTGTAGTTTACATGATTACCCGCCTCGTCGTAGGTAGCTATTTTACCCAACGTCTCCCACACATCGACGGTTCCTGAGTGTTCGAGAACTTCGATGCGAACAGCTACCCCTGCCGGAGACATACCGTCACAGTCCAAGCGTCCCTGATATTCAAATGCGACCGATGACTGTATTTCACCGTGTGGTATCAAAAACAGGCCACAGGGGTCAGGATAGTCGTGGTCCATGCAGTTGTTATAGCAATACCTGTCGAGTAGTGGCCCATAGTCACTATTTGGGTTCATTGAGAATACTGATAAATTTGTTACATATCGGGCATTTGGACTCTGTCTGCCCTCACAAGAGTAAAGCGCAAGAACAATTAAAAGACAGGTGGTCGTGATAGTTTTGGTTTTCATCTTAGCTCCTTTCGTTAAAAAGGCAGGTTATCATCATCTAATTCCTGTATTGGCGGTATGTGTGTCGGCTTAATATCAAGCTGCTTCTCTTCTTCGTCCCATTTTGCCAGTTCATCCTCAAACGTCAAGGCCTTTTTTTGCGAACTGGGCTTTGGCGGCTGGGCTTTCTCAGCTAAAAGGGTCTGACGTGCCCTTTGCTCGATTATGAGCCATCCAGCGGCCTCTGGGTCAATCATACGGTACGACGTGGAAAGTTTCGCAAGCTGCATACGCTCTTCCCGCGTTCCTTTTGTTTTTGTGTACTCGTAATGTTTTTTAGCAGAAGTGTTTATGTCCATATTTCTTTTCAGCTTTCCTTTTTAAATATTTATTTACCTCTTGCCGTCTTTTTGCCTCATGTTTTTCAGCGCATAACCTCGTGCAAAATACCCCGCCGCCCTTAGAAATGGCCATTTGGGACTCTCTAAACTCCCTTTTACACTTTAAACATACACATTTTACAAACATAAGACCCCATCTAACAAGATTTCATTGTGGATAACTTTTTTTTTATTTTTATAACTCTTTGTTGTATCTACCTTTAAATATCACCTCAAATTGTGGATAACTTTTTTTTACTTGACAGCGCCAGTCGCTATGGTTATAATGTTGTTCAAGGTCTTTACGATAAACTCTATCACCTTCCTTAAAGGTTTTGTAACTTTCCTTATCCCTTAGTTAAAGT